CGGCAGATCAGGGTGGAACTCCGGCTTGGTGATATGGGTTTCATGATTGCGTAAGCCTAACCGTTTGGCGGCTTCATTGAGAATAACATTCTCAAGGCGGTCACCCCACTCGGTAATCTCATTGCCGTGAAACGTAGGCTCAAACTTATCGTGATCACGCTGGATCATTTCAGACAGCAACTCATTCTGCGTTGCGTAGGGCGATAGCCCCAGCAACACTGGTATGCGTGATGCTGATATCATATTATCTGGTGTTAGTTTACCGACCATTATACAGTCTCCCATTTGTTAGATTTGGTTAGGTTTTCTTCGGCAGTGATTATCTGCAAATTCCAAGGAACGTGCAAACCACATACATTCTTGCCTTGCAGTGGCACGATGTGATCAACGTGGTGATCAATACCTGTTTTCTTTTTAAGAAGATCCCTGATAAAATATATATTGTGAAAATCAGAAACTTTTAACCCGGGCAACATAGCTATTTTAACTCGCTCATTCCTAATTACTTGAGCCGCAGTTTTTTTAGATTGACCGCCATTGTTTAGCCACAACTTTCTTGTGGCCTTTATTTTATCAGAATTTTTATGCAAATATTTTTTCATATAATTCTTATACCAAGTTTGATTTTCCTCTCTATATTGTTTGGTATATTCATATAGAAGTTGCTTGTTTTTTGTTTTCCAATCCCTAGAAGATTTCAACCTTTTGTCATAATTATTATTATTATAGCGCTTTTCTATTATTTTCCGACATTCAACACATCCACTACTAATGCGCCGCTCCGCGATATGCCCGTGCTTACAAGGTTTGCCAGTAAAGTATCTAGCAAGGCCTTGCTCTTTCGCCTGTTGGCGTGTGATGATTTCCATTACATTCCCCCAAAGTAAGCTATTGCGCCCCACCAAGTGAGCTGTGGGTTACCAGTGATATTGAGCCAGCCCATCACAAAGACGGCGCCAGCAAGATAAGCTATGAATTTAGCCATTGTACAATCTCCCTTTTGTTAAAGAATATGTGACGTTTTAGCGTCACCTCACGCCACGGCTTTGGCGAATTTTTTTTCCACCAACGGTAGGCCTCAGCTTTGGTGGCGAAAAACATACTCGGTTCTTCGATTTGCCAAATAGTTGTTTGAGCATACATTATACTAGCTCCCGGTTGACTAGGTTACGCACAGAGGTGCTGTGCCACGCGCCACCCATTGCGGATGGAATACGAGCGTCATTCAGAGTGTCGGCAATTTTAGCAAACGACACGCCTGACTGACGTAATGTCTTGATGATGGGCATAGCCTCGACAGCAACAGTGGCTGACTTGCCCCTGCGAGCTTCACCAGCGGCTTTACCGCCAGCTTGTGGGTTAGGACTGCCCAGCTTGATGCCCCGGCGTTTAGCGGCGGCTAGGGCGTCCTTGGTGCGCTCACTGATACGGCGACCCTCGAACTCGGCAAACACCGACATCATCTGCAACATTGTGCGATCTGCTTCCGGCATATCGGCGCAAGTGATCGGCACATTAGCTTCAAGCAAGTTGGCAATGAATGCCACATTACGAGCTAGACGATCGAGCTTGGCGATTAACAAGGTGGCGCCTTCGCGTTTAGCGTGTGCCAATGCCTCAGCTAATTGTGGGCGGTGGTTGTTCTTACCGCTTTCCACTTCAACATATTCTGCGATGATGCTGTCAGCGAATGGCGCGACAGCTACACGCTGGGCATCTAAGCCAAGGCCGGATTGACCTTGGCGCTGAGTTGATACACGAAAATAAGTGATGTAATTATTCATCAGTAAATCTCCCTTTCAGATTATTAATTATTATCAGCATTTATTTCGCCTAGATATTTATCGCGCCGCTTACATTTTACTGCATACCAATCTTTTCGAGTAAGCGGTTCATCCATATCAATAAATTCATTTTTATTAGCATCCCAAAACATCAACAATACATGATCATGTTCATCAATATGTTCTTTTGGGACTCCGCCAGCTAACAACTTCGCTCGTAAGACACGCAACATCTGTAATTGAGTCTTATTTGCTTTTTCATCTGTAAAATGAACTTCATTCAGTGCAATCCAGTGAAGCATTGCTTCTTGATATGAAATCTGCCCCATATTTATAAATCCGTTGTTCGCATATTTAGCCATCTTTAAATCTCCCTTTCGGGGCGGCACTAGGCCGCCTTTTTTTCTGCGATTACTGCCCAAGCCTTATCAACATCATCGGCCAGATGACCCAAGTGGTGCATTAGTCTCCACTTCGTATAGCTTTTTTCTTTCATACAAACACTACGCAACCACTCTGCGTGATAGTTGTGGTAGCGACCATAAACGATTTCGCAACCAGCGAAGAAAACATCACCGTGGATAAAGTCATCGAAGTCAGGCAACTTAGCAACCAAGCCGTTTGGATTGTACAAATGAAAGCATACAATCTCATTCTTAGTCATTCCGTTTGTGTTTGTTGCGGTGTTGAACACATAATCAGTAGTAAATTTAGTCATCAGATAATCTCCCTTTGTCTGTCTGATAATTATTATATAAGGCCAAAATACATAATGTTCAAGTAAAATATAGCCAAAAAACGAAAAAAAATGATGGGGTGCTTGCAACACTATGTATTTCTATATAATTATTTTCAGACCAATCGGGAGATACAGATGGTCAATTCCAGAGCTAAAGGCAGTCGCAACGAATTGAAGGTGGCGGCAGATCTATACGAAGCCCTTGGCATTAAGTTTGAAAGAATATTAGATCAGACAAGGCAGGCTGGGCTGGGTGATCTGCGCCCGGTCAGCGGTTCGTTTCCCTTCACCCTAGAGCTAAAGCATTACAAAGAAGGCGTCCAAGCTCGCCCGGAATGGTGGGATCAGGCCATCACTGCGGCGCAGTTGGCAGGCAACTATCCGGCGCTGTTGTACCGCTACAACCGTCAGCCAGTACGTTGCCGGATACCGTTGCAGGCGGTCATTGATATGCCAGAGTTTAACGTGTACGCCGGTGGCGGCAATCCCTACGATTGGCGCTATGCGTGTGAGGTGGACTTCGACACGTTTTGTATGATCTGCCGGGAGCTAATGTGATGCTTTATGAAACCGAAGAAAACAAGAACGCCGAAGACAAGTTGAGGACAGCTCTGGGTGATGCGTATGGCTACAATATGGTGGCGTTGCCCATCAAGTATAGCCTCGATTGCATTGCCTATAAAGGTAAAGAGGCCAAAGCGTTCTTTGAATTTAAGTGTCGTACAGTAGCTAGCAATGAGTACGATACCGCCTTAGTCAATCTGCACAAGGTGATAGCCGCCGCCAACATAACCAAGGCGACAGGGCTAAAGTGTTGGCTGGTGGTGCAGTGGACAGATATGGTTGGCTTTATTGATTTCCAAGCTGACAAAGAGATCGGGATGAGTAAACGGCGTGACCGCAATGAGGCGGCTGACCTGTTTGCTTACTACCCGGTGAGTGGGTTCAAGACATTGAACCTTTATTGAAACTAGCGTTACAGTAGGAGTTATAGTTATGGCGTTAGGATTACAAACAGAAACCACATCAGGTGGCGACATCGTTCCAATCGTGAAATGGGACGCAAAAGCTGGGGATATGGTCGTTCAAGATCGTATTCAGTCAGCATCTGGCGAGTGGCAGAAAGAGGAAAGGGAGATTCCCCTGCCTACAAAATTCGCTATGGATATGGCGTCTATGGAAGTTGGGTGGCTATCATTTGCTTCCGGCGCACCAGACTTTCGTATGGTGAAGCTGGGCGAAGCTATGCCGCCGAAGCCAGAGGGCGATTTCAAAAACGCCTTTCGGGTACGCATTGGATCAAAGGATCTGGGCTTGCGTGAGTTTAGTCACTCAGCTAAGACTGTGATCCGGGCTATGGATACGTTGCATAACCAATACGAAGCTGAAAAGGGAAACAACCCCGGAAAGATCCCAGTGGTGGAAATTTCCGGCACAGAAACTGTGAAGATCAACACGCCGCAGGGTGAGTTGCGCTTTAAGGTGCCGCAATGGTCTATCAGTGGGTGGACAGACAAGCCGGAAATGTTTAACAACACGGCATCTGCGCCTGAGCCTGTCGCCGCTGAACCAGCTCCGGCTGTAAGCGATGACGACTTGTTTTAGGTCGTAGTAGACAGGGGCGTGGCACTCTCCCGGCCGCGCCCCTGTCGTTTCGGGAGATCGGG